AGATACTTCTACTCAGAACTACGAAGAAGACGTTCAACTGTCTGGTTTCGGTCTAGTTCCTGTGAAGTCTGAAGGTCAAGGGACTGCATACGACTCTGAAATCCAAGGCTTTACTACACGTTATACACACGTTGCATACGCAATGGGTTATATCGTGACTAAGGAAGAAATGGATGACAACTTGTATGAGCAAGTATCCAAGAAACGTGCTGCTGCATTGGCTTTATCTTTCCGTCAAACGAAAGAAAACATTGCTGCTAACGTGTACAACCGTGCTTTCAACAGCACATATTTAGGTGGTGATGGTGTAGCTTTGTGCTCTACTGCCCACCCAAATACTTCAGGTGGTACATTCTCTAACAAGCCAGCAGTTGATGTTGACTTGTCTGAGGCTTCTTTGGAAGATGCAGTGATTGCAATCATGGGCTTTACAAATGACCGTGGTTTGTTAGTCGCTATTCAACCAAACAGCTTGCACATTGCTCGTCAAGAAGTGTTTAATGCTCAACGCATTTTACAAACTGAGTACCAACCAGGCAACGCCAACAATGACATCAACGTCATTAAATCTGGCAACTACATCCCTGGTGGTTTCAAAGTAAATCATTACTTCACAAGCCCACACGCTTGGTTTATCCGCAACACTATCCCTGGTGGTACTGGTATGAAGTACTATGAGCGTATGGCTGTCACGTTTGATCAAGACAATGACTTCGACACTATGAACGTTAAAGCCAAAGGCTACGAGCGTTATAGCTTCGGATGGTCTGATCCTCGTGCTGTATTTGGATCTAATGGTCCTTAATTGTTATTAGTAACATCCCCCTCCCTAAAAAGAGGGGGTTCTTTTTATAAAGGAAATTTATCATGGCTTACGGATTGCAAAAGAAAAGAATGACACCCACTACACCAGCTCCTAAAAAGATGGCTCCTCCTAAAGCTGGAACTAAGATGATGGCTACTAAGAAGATGGCTCCAAAAGCATCTATGTACAAAAAGAAAATGTAATATAGAATGTGATCTCCAATGACGCTCTAGCAATAGAGCGTTGTTTTTAACAACGTCAAAGGAATATTTATTATGGCTTCTCCTACCCGTTTCCCCGCTGGTGTATCAACACAAGCAATTGGTTCTACATTAGGTCAATTTCCACTTCCTGATCCTACAGACATCTCTGTAGACTTTGAAGATTTTTTCCAATATGTTGCTAACGACTGGACTGTAACTAACACTACAACTCACCAAACTATTGGTCTTGTTACTGGTAATGGTGGAATAATTTCTACTGTTGGTGGTGCTTCTAGTGTTACTAGTGACATTGGTGCTATTCAAAGCAATCCACTTAATTTCAACATTGCTACTAATACAATTACTGCCACTGCTCCTCCTACACAACAAGCTTGGTTCTACACTGCATTTAAAGCAACTACTGCTGCTAACGATCAACTACTAACTGGTGTAGCTGCTTCTATTGCTGCCTTAACTCCTACTGATGGTATCTACTTCAACAAGGCTGCTGGTTCTACAGCAATTACTTTTGTTGTTCGTAAAGGTAGTGCTTCATTAGCTGCTACTGCTTACTCAACTGCTACTACAACTGTTGCTACTCTTGTTAGTGGTACTTACATTAAACTTGGTTGGTACTACGATGGTAGAGGCAACATTGATGTTTTTGTAAATGATGCAAAAGTTTGTTCTGTTGATGTAGGCATTTCTACTGGTACTATGGTTGCTACATTCCCCAATGCTACAAACATGGGTATAGGCTTTGGCTGTAAAGCTGCTGCTACTGCACCTACTACTGCGGATATGATTGTTGACTTTATGCTATCTGCCCAAACTCGTGCCTATTAATTAGGAGAGTCACATGGCTAACGCATTTACAACTCAAATCCTTGAAGAAGGACCACGCAACGTATCTATAAAACTGGTAGGAATATTAGATACTAGTAATCTAGCTTCTACTACTGCTCTTGCAATGTCCAGTATCAACCAAGGTGGTATTGGTCCAACTCCAGAGCAAGTAAAAATAGATCACATTGAATATGTTATTGGTTCTCAACTAGGAGTACAACTATTGTGGGATGCTACGACTGATGTTGTAGCTGTTCCTTTAGTTGGATCTGGACTTTCTTTTCTAAGAGAGTTGGGTGGGCTAACTAATAATGCTGGTACTGGTAAAACAGGAACTATCAATATTCTGACTACAGGTTGGACATCTGGTACACAAACTTTTCTTATTATCTTAAGACTAGTTAAACAAGGTGCAAATCTATAATGGATTACCAAAGCCTTCTAAATGCTGGCTTGGTACTTGTATCCTCAGTCACGGGCTGGTTTGCTCGTGAACTGTGGTCTGCTGTTAAAGAACTTAAATCTGATTTAGCTAAACTCAGAGAAGATCTACCCAAAGAGTACATTGCTAAAGATGATTACAGGGATGATATTCGAGAGATTAAAAGCATGATTGGAAAGATCTTTGATAAGTTAGATAGCAAGACTGATAAGGTTTAACTATGTCTGAAATAATTGTTCCTAGTAACGCTAAAGAAGCTCAGATCAGTGTTGTCATTACTCGTGCTGATGGTACTGTAGAGCACTTAGGTGTTGTTAGTTACTGGCATAGGAACCCTCTTAAACGTATTTTTTGGAGTATTAAAAAATGGCTACTCTCTTAGTTAACACTGGTAGAGCAATCGTAACTAACCGCATTAAAGGTAGTGGTACAGAACCTGTATACATTGCTTATGGTACAGGTGCTGGTACAACTGCTGCTGCTGATACAACGTTATTTACTGAAACAGGTACTCGTCAAACAGGTACTAGTACACAACAAACAACTACTACAACTAACGATACCTACCAAGTAGTTGGAACTCAGACTGCTGGCGGCACTCTTGCTATAACTAATGCTGGTTTATTTGATGCGGTCAGTTCTGGCAACTTGTTTGTCAAGGGTGATTTTTCAACAATCAACTTAAGTTCTGGCGACTCAATTCAGTTTACATTCAAGACTCAATTTAGTTAAGGAGTCCTAGATGGCTGTTGTTTTAGCAGACCGTGTACAGGAAACCGCTACAGCTAGTACTACGGCATACTTTGATCTTGCTGGGGCTGTTACTGGCTTCCAATCGTTTGCGGTTGTTGGTAGTTCTAACTTAACTTACTACAGTTCTTTTGATGCTTCTGGTAATTGGGAAGTAGGATTAGGTTCGTACTCAACTAGTCCTAATCGTCTTTATCGTACATTCATATATTCTTCTAGTAATAGTGGTAGTGCTGTATCCACATTTTCTGGAACAGTTACTGTATTTCTTACGTACCCATCTGGTAGATCTGTTATTCGTGACGATAGTGGTGACGTTACAAATACTGGTAATATCACTGGAACTAACGTAGCAGCTAGTAATGGATTGTTTATAAACAGTACAACCATCTCATCTAACTACACAGTGGCTTCTGGTACTAATGCTAGTTCTATTGGCCCTATAACTGTAGCCCTTGGAATAGCTGTCACAGTTACCACTGGTCAACGCTGGGTAGTCTTCTAAGGAAAAATTATGGCAATAGCACTAAGCGGTGGGTCAACCACATACACATCAACGATAACAGCTTCACCTGCGGCAAATAGGGCTGTAACTGTTCCCGATTCTGATTTCACAATCACTGGTAATGACCTGACTCAAACACTAACCAACAAGACCCTGACAAACCCAACAGTAACCAACTATGTTGAGTCTGTGGTGGCTATCGGTAACTCAGGCACAACACAAACCTTGTCTTTGACTAGCGGAACTGTGCAGACTGTGACTATGACGGGTAACTGCACATTCACCATGCCAACAGCTACTGCTGGTAAGTCATTCATTTTGATAGCAACTCAGGACGGCACAGGCTCTAGGACTGCGGTGTTTACATCTGTGAAATGGCCTGCTGGCGCAGCCCCAACATTGACAACAACTGCAACTACGGGAGTAGACATACTGACCTTTGTGGCTAACGGCACATCTTGGTTTGGTACATACGCACAGGCGTTTGCATAATGTTTGCATCAAAAGATTCTTTGCTGACTAGACCTAGTGGCTACAACATAGCCCGTAGTGTGCGGTTGCGCTCAAGTGCTAGTGCTTATTTTAATAGGACACTTACTACACCGACAAACAATAAGATTTGGACTTGGAGCAGTTGGGTTAAGCGTGGAACATTAGGTTCTGCTCAAGTTTTACTTTCGTCTGATGTTGGCACATCAAATACCACATGGCTTGAATTTGGTTTTGATGCGGCTAATACATTTACGATTACTGCATATTCAGCAGATTCAAATACAACATCTGCTGTTTTTCGTGACCCGTCTGCTTGGTATCACATTATTGTGGCATTTGATAGCACACAAGCAACTGCGGCAAATCGTTGCAAAATTTATGTCAATGGCGTTCAGCAAACATTAACTGGTTCTGGATTTACTTTAAATGCTGGATATGGAATTAACTCAGCGCAAGCAACTGCTATTGGTTTTCGTAACTGGACACCCTCTGGTCGTTACTTTGACGGCTACCTAACAGAAATCAACTTTGTCGATGGTCAACAACTAACCCCATCTTCATTTGGTTCAACAAACGCAATAACAGGCGTATGGCAACCAGCCAAGTACACGGGTACTTACGGCAATAACGGGTTCTATCTGAACTTCAGCGATAACAGCGCAGTTACAACATCATCTAATGTTGGCATTGGAAAAGACTTTAGTGGCAATGGAAACTATTGGACAAGCAATAGCATAAATGTAACGGCTTACTCAGGCACACCGCCTAACAATGTTAACTACGACAGCATGACCGATGTGCCAACACTAACAAGTGCGACTGCGGCTAACTATGGAGTTATGAATCCAGTTGCAATGACATCTAATGTTTCAGCAA